GTTCCGCCAGCGGGAGTTTCTTGTGAAAGGAGAGTGTTTGATGGGACCTTACCCATTGTCAGAGGCGGCCGAAGTAGGCTTAAATGCCCAAATGGCCATGTTCAGAGCACCATCTGAGGCGGATTTAGTTTCGCCAATTCTCCAGAAAGGTTTACGTAAGGTAGACCCTGATTTAGCGCGTGAAATGCTCGCTGATCATGTCTGGAAATGGTGTGGCCTGAGCAGTCTTCCCATGTGGTTGCGTGAGTTAGAGGTGTCTCAGAAGGCGAAACAGGGTAGCTATTCCACTCGGCCGGCTTATGATCCGGCGATGGCTGTTGCTCTCAATCCCTTCTTTGCTCCCCGAGAGAGTGGTTGGTATCAACCTTCCGCAGCTCGTCACGCAAACAGGATGCTCCGTCAGCTTGGTCTACGCAAAGGAGTAGCGAAACTTGAGCTTGCATCTTTAGATGTGGCTTCGGCTTCGTTCATTGGCCGGACAGGTCTCGGTTGGCCAGTGTGTTCGTCGAATCCTAAGTTTAAATCAGAGTGTCTCGGTTTATCCCGGGACCTTCTTGATCACTTAGGTGATATGGAGTTGGCTGAAAAGTTTCCAGCCATCCTGGGTAGCCGTGGGCAGCCTACTGGTTTATATCAGTGTGCTCGTTCGCGTCCTATCTGGGGATGCTCGAGGGTGATCGGTAACTTGGAAAAGATGGTGCAGATACCTACATTTGCTAGGTTAAATGGCCCACAATGCTTTGCAGCTTGGCAGGGTCAGCGCTCCGTCGATTATGCGGTTACTCGGTTGCTCGAGTTTGCCTCCCCGGCGAATCCCGTTCTCTCAGTTGATTTTAAGGCGTTTGATGCATCCGTTCCTCGGGTGGTTATCAACGCCTGTTTTGATCAGCTGACTGAGTGGTTTGCACCGTCAGCTCATCAGTTGATTCGCTTCTTACAGAGGCATTTCAATGAGGTGGGCATTATGACGCCGGAAGGTCTACGTAGTGGACGTACCGGTGGTATTCCATCAGGTGCTGTTTTAACGAACCTGATAGGAAGTTTGGCGAATATGTGGGTGATGCATTATGCATCTTCCGCCCTTGATATTTCTGTTAAGGAATGTCAAGTTCAGGGGGATGATGGTGTTTACGTCTTTAAACAAGGCGTGAACACGCAGCACCTATCGCTAATTCTTCACGAGCATTTCGGCATGACGCTCTCTGTTGACAAATCGTTGTCAGCAGGGCGTGAGGTGCACTTCTTACAGAATGTGCATCGCTCCTCATACCGCGATCGTTTCGGGGTATGTGCAGGTGTAAGACCTATCATGCGTGTTTTAAACGGCATGATGTCTTATGAGAAGTTTCGGATGGGTTGGACCCCCGAAATGAACACGCTGAGGTGGATGCAGCAAATGGAAGCTGCGTCTGCACACCCATGTTTTGAGGCATTCGTCGACTGGTTTTCAACGGCCGATGAGATGGCTAAGATCCCACTTGAGGATTTGATTCGTCGATCCGGTGGGATAGAGGCTGTCGTCTCAGTCTTAGGTGGTG